GTCTATTTAAGAACGACAAAAAGCTCACAGAGAAACACCCTGACTATAAGGGATCAATCAAGATCAATGGAGTGGAGCATTGGTTTGATGCCTGGATGAAAGAAACAAAAGAGGGGAAACTTTATTTATCTGGTCGAATCGGAGATCCTAAGAAACAAGGATTTACTCCAAAAGGCGATGATGAAATGCCAAGAAGTAGTGGCATCCAAGACGATGAAATACCTTTTTAAGGAAAAAACCATGAAGAAATTTTCTATAGCAATATTAACAAATTTGTTATTAGTCAGTAGTGTATTTGCTTGTCAAACCACTACAATCATTGTTAATGGTAAATTAACAACTTGTACCGTTTGTGGTAATGTAGTTAATTGTTTCTAACCCCCAGATGAGATCGGCATCAGTAGGCGCAATGCCTACACCCTTCACAAGGAGTGCTACCCCCCTACCGATTAGGGTAGCTTTATGAGCTTCCAAAAAGACCTACAGAGAGGCTTAGAAGTAGAAGAAATAGTGTTGGGTATTCTGCGGAAGAAATATCCTTCTGCAAGCCTTATAAATGCGTTTAAAGGCTATGATATTTGGATTCCTGAGATTGACAAAGCAGTAGAGGTCAAGTACGACCCGATGAGCCAAGAGACAGGCAATATTGTCATTGAGATTGAGATGTACGATAAACCCTCTGGACTGATGGCAACACAAGCTGATTTCTGGGTTTTCTACGATGGGGAGATGTTTGTAATCATGCCAGTCAAGCATATATTTAAGTGCATATTCGACTGCAAGTTACAGTATGTGGAGTTTGTTGGAAAGGGAGACACCCGATCCAAGAAGGCATTTTTAGTAGATAAAAACACCTTGTTTAAGTACGGCAAGATACTATGAGAGGTAAAGAGCTTTTTCTGCTTCTCTGCGCCTGGTTAGTCCTCTTAGGACTTTCCCACCTGCTTTATTCCATTTTGGGAATTCTTGCGCTGCACCAACCACATCACCTCTGTTGTGTTTCTTTCTGAGTGTAGAGATTTGTAGATTGCCTAGCCCAAGATTAAAGGCAAAGCTGACGAGTGCATCAAAGCGAGGCTGAGTAAGACCAGTAGGACATAATCGTAATACCCCTCTTTCAAAGCGTATAAGATCCTTTTTAAGTAACTCATCTGCTTCTTCCTGTGTAAGCTCTCTAAACCATTCTATAGGCAGAGATTTACCATCGCCTATAAGATGACCCCACGCCACAGTCCATAAGCCTACAGCGTCTTGATATGGCTTTAAATGGCATCCCTCAAAATGCTTGATAAGGTTTAAGCCTTTGTCGCTGATTTTCACCGCTTACTGAACGCTTGAGAACCAAACCAGAAAGCAATAATGGATGACCAGATAGTGATTGTCTCCTCAGACCACAGGATGTCTAAAGCCTCGTCAAACGGAACGGAGTGATGCCAAGCATACCAAAAGCCAGCAATCTCTACAAATAGGAATATGCCAAACATTCCGTAGGTAACAGCAGGGCGAACCATAGCTCTAGCGTTAATCACCCAATGAGATGCGCCTTTAGCCAAGTCTGTATCGTGCTGATACATGGCAATCTTTTCGTCTTTTAGTGCGTTGATCTCAATCTGATCTGTGCGGATTTCTTCTACACGAGCCTGTGCTAAGAATCCTTCTTTAGCTAAAGTCAATTCTCTTTCGGTCTGTAGCCGAGCCATTTCTAGCTCATGCTTTTTGTCGGACTTGTCTTGGAAGAAGTCTAAAAACTTAGGCAAACCGCCAGCAAGGAAAGAAAGAAGTGTAGAGACTAAAGTAATCATTTCTTAAAGAATAAATCTGCTAACCAAGTTACAAAACCACCAAATACTGAGGCAGCTCCCATAATTGCCCAAAGACTTCCTTTAGACCTCTCAGCCATAGCCACCAATTTCTTGATGTCGGCTTCCATTAGGTCTACTTTCTTTTCCATAGACTCTACTTGGGCTACTAATTTCCCATATTTATAGGGATCTAAGAACTCCTCTGCCATATCGTTTCCTATTGAACTGTGATTTCTAGGCTGTCTTTAAGCATCTTTACAAATGCATCTTTGCCTACTCTTAATTGATCTAAATTAAATTGTGTAGATGCAATCTTTCGGTCTAAATCTAAACAATGATTAACAAGCATTTTTTGCTCATCGGTCATTGACTCAAACTCATGCTCTACACCATCTATTACTATGGGGTTTGTTTTTTTCTCGCCCATGTCATTCTCCTAGTTGTGTCACTAAACAAGGCTAGTGGCTTGCCTTTATCGAATAAACCATTCTTCTACAGATGCAGAAACATCTCGCATTTTTCTCCATCTTTCGCCCATGACCTGACCTTTAAGAACTTTAACTTGACCGACTAAACCAATAATTAACCATTCATCTCGATTTTCTCGGTTAATGTATTCAGCATTAGGATTCCATGCAGGGTTTAATTTGTAGTGTTGAAACTTAATTCCTTTGTCATCATGGGTTTTACGAATTGCATTGCTAGGCACATTTATGCCATCAGGAATATTGTGGGATTCATAAGAATGTTTAATAGTTTTGTAAATAGCTTCTTGAGCAGGAATTGCTTGTAATACTTCATTGCCTTCTTCATCAATTACAGCTTCAACAGCATTAATAGCTTCTTTTTGTAACATTAGCTCTTCCCACTCTAATACATCATGGTCTTCCATAATGTAGCGGTCAAAGTCATCGGTTAGATACTTATTAGCCCACTTGTTCCATGCGGTATTACCGACTACCATTGATGCTTTGCTTGGTTCTTTTGGTCGAACTACGCCAATAATATCTGCTGGATTATCAGATTCGGTAGCAAGACGGACTTTGTTGTTTTCTAATACAACTGTGCTTCCAACTGGAATTAATTGTCCTGTAGCCGATTCAAAAAATTCGGCATAGTCAGCACCATTGTTATTCCAAGTGCCATCTGCATAACCATTACCATCTCCTCTAAGATTAAATTCTATATCTGCATTTGCTGTTCCGCTTGAAGAAATTGCATATAAAAACTGATATGCACTATTAGCAGCTCTTACAACAGTAGGAAAAAGCACAGCATCTGCATAACTAGCATTATCTGCTCTTGTGTAAAAAACTACACTATTTGCTGATTGCCTAAACTCATGATAACTGCTTGTTGCACCAACATAAGTTCCATTATCACTTGCTTTTACATAACCATTAGAGGTAATACGCATACGCTCTAATGCCGAAAAATTAGAGTTAACACTAGTATTTCTAAATATAATGTTGTTGTTTGTTCCAGTAGAATTTCCCAAACAATCTATATATAAACCACCACTAGCTCCAAATGAATTTTCTTGCCCAGAACCACCTTTAACAATTAATGCTGTATCTGTTCCAGCCAACACTAATCTAGGACTCCATCCAGCAGAACTAGTAATTGTGGTAGTACCAATCCCCACATTACCACTAGAGTCAATCCTCATCGCCTCTACACCACCTTCTGTAAAGGCAATAGTGTCGGCTGCTGGGAAGAAAATACCTGTGTTGGTATCGCCTGATGTGGTAATAGCAGGTGCGGATACTGTTCCTGCTGCAAATGTAGAAACACCTGTTACAGTAGGATTGCTAAAAGTATTGCCTGTAAAAGTAGCACCAGTAATCGTTCCACCTGTTATCTTAGGTGCAGTCATGGTATATGTGCCATCCCGAATACCATCTCCGACATCTCGGATCTGCGCCATCATATCCCGCATGGTATCGTTTACTGCAGATGGGAGCATTCCCTCTGGCGCACCATCTGGAGGTGCTGCGGTGTTATTAGCAGGGGTTAGAGAATATTTTGTGTATGCCATGATTTTCCTTACTGTTGTTCTGTCTGAAATTCACCAGATAAAAGACCTCTTAGCCCTGTAACAGGGACATTATAAGTTCTTGGTTGGAGTTCTGGTGCTCTACCCAAGCGCATCATATCCGCTAGATTCTGAATAGATGCTCTACGCAAACTTTCTGCTGCAACTCTTGATCCTGCTGCGCCTGTGGCTATTGGAATACCAATAGAAGGCTCTAATGCCATAGCACCACCTGAAAATATTCCTGATACTGGTCCAGTTGGAGCAAATCGACCAAAGAACTTTAAAAGATTTTGTGTTGTGCCACCTTTAGCTGCTTCTGTAATTGCTGCTTGTTCTTCTTTTGTAAATAAGCGCATTTTTTTGTTATTTTTGGCTAACTGTCTTAATTGTTGAGCCATTGAGTTTTCTTCACCTGATGCAGTAAATTTAGACCGATCTAATTGAGCATTATTGAGCATATCCTCAAAAATCTCTGCTTTCTTTAGTTTGCCATAGGATGCTCTTGCGCTTTTCCAAGAATCAACTGCTTCTTTGCTTCCAGAAATAAATGCAGAATCAGGCGCATTCAAAATAGCATTATCAAAGTCATCTAAAAGAATTGATGCCAATCGTCTTTCTTTTGGTTTTTCGCTTGCTTGCCCACCTTTAATCATTTCTCTTAAAGACTGTAATTCTGTAAAGTCTTTTGGTATTGCAGGATTTGTTAGTTCTTCAATAGCACCAGCAATAGTTGGATAGCCTTTAGGTGTATAACCTTCTTTTCTAAGGTCTTTTCCAGCCTTTTCCATTTGAGTAATAAATTGGCTAGACTCTAACAACACACCAGACTCTTGAGCCTTATTAAACAGATTTGTAGATTCTTGAGCCAAACTTTCTTGTGTAGGAACATTTTTAGCTCTTTTGGTAATTGTTGCTCCAAATGGCGCAGCAGTTGTAACTCCAGCGATCATACCTGCTAATGGGCTACCTGTAGCCTCTGTAACATATTGGGCTGCTGCTGCCGATGGTGCAGATGCTGCTACTTGTGCTTTAGGAGCTTCTGCTAACCGCTTAGATACTTCTCTTGTAACAGGACTAACCGCTTGTTGTCCTAGTTTCATAAGAGCAGGTAACTGAGCCAATGTAGAGGTAATACCGCCTGCACCTGCCTCAATCATTCTTTCGCCTCTGCTTTGTGGCTCTGCAAGACCAATTTCTGTCATTGCTCTGCTTGCGACTTGGCTAGGCATCTGTAATTGTGGAATCTCTGTGCCTGCGACTTTATTGACACCACCAGAAATCATATTTATCAATGAGTTAAGAGCATCACCAATTGGCAAAGCCATAGATCCTACTAGTGCGCCTGCTGGACCAGCAACAGTTCCACCAATAGCAGCACCAGGCACAGTCTGAGCCATGCCTCTAGTAACTATTTCTGCTGTTCTAGCTGCTGTGCCTTTTTGTGGCTTTTCAGCAGCAGTAGCCTCATCATATAGTTTCTTGGCTGCTTTGCTGACATCTGTTTCGGACATAGAGTCTGGAAATTCGACTTGTCCTACTTTTGGAATGTCGATAATCATTCTATTTTTCCTGTAGCTGGATTAAATTTCTTGACTGCTCCTGGTCTTGCCATTGGAGCAATTGGAGTTACTTTGTAGAACTCAACAATATCTTTCATCTCAGGATTTTTGGCTAGAGTATCTAGTTTTCTATTGTATTCGGTGATACTGTATTCAGCCACTCTTTTAGATGCATTAGCAATTTGTTTGATCTCTTGTGCTGTTAAGCTGTCAATATCGCCTGAGAATGCTCTTTCAGCCAATTTACCTTCGCTTTCAGTAATAGCACCCTCGCCTCGCATTGACTTACGACCTTGTAGTGTAAGTTCTGCAAAACCACGAATTGCTTGGCGAGTATTGGCAATTGTTTCTGCTGTATCTTTGCCTGTAACACCTAATGTTTGACCAATCTGAGCCAATCGTAACTGAGGTGTTGCTAATGGACCAGCAATAATCTTATTTGTATCTACTGCACCAATAACTCGATCTGCTGCATCAATTTGAATGTTTGCGCCTTGTGCTTGTATTTGTGCATCTTTTAGCATTGGACCAACTTGAGCTGCAATACCTTTGCCTGTATCTACAGTAATGTTTGTGCCAGGAGTTTTCTTAGCCATGTAATCGGTAAATGAGCCTTTAAAGCCATTTTTTACTGCATATTCATATTCTTGGACAGCAGATGGAGCTTTTTCTCCTTTGGCAGTTAATTCTAAAAACTTTAAAGGATCTTGTGATGCCGCTTCTAACATTAAAGATTCTTGCAACTTACCAAAATCCACTACCTTTTTAGGCGCACCAGGCATTGTTAATGCTGATACTGTTTCAGCAGTAGGCATCTCACCTGTTTCTGTTGGAACTACAGTCATTTGTGGCACTTCTCTTGTAGCACCTTGGATTGCTGCTTGCATTCTTTGTTGAGCATCTTGTTTTTTCTTATACTCAGCCAACTGCATACCAGTTACCATCTGCTTGAGAGTGCGGTCAAATGCTTGGTTATAGCCTTCTGATCCTGCTGCTAATGCACCTGCCAATGCCTCTTGTGTGCTAACAGGTCTTGATTGAGTTCCAGATCTTGCTAACAATGCAATCGCTGCATTTAGCAAGGATTGTTGCCCTGCATTCTGTTGCATTCTCTGTTGTTCGGCAGGACTAATAAATTGAGAGTAGTCTGGTTGCTGACCGAATAAAGCTGATAGATCAATTGCCATAATTTATCCTAGTAAAGAATTTGGATTTCTTGTTGCCATTCTTGGTGTAATTAAGCCTAATAGACCAGAATAATCAACTGCGCCTTGAGGCATTCTTGTTATTTGTGGTTGTTGATATTGTGGCATTTGTGGCATCTGTGGTCTTGGTGTTAATAGTCCACTAGCCAACCTAGCACCTTGTAGTGCTTGTGCTGCTGTTAAACCTTTCTTTGGCAATCCAAGAGCTTTAGACTCAATGCCTGTTCCTGCTAACTCAGCAGGTGTGTAGGAATAAGAAACTGTTTGCACAATTTGATCTGGAGATAATCCACTAGCTGCTAACTGAGCCATATCTTGTGCTACAAAAGAATCCATACCAGTCATTGTTAGATTCTGTGCAATTTGATCTGCACCTAAACCTTGCTGTGCAAGATTAACTGCATCGAATGCCTCTGTATATGGTAGTGCTGTGCCAATCTCTGCTGCTGTTATTGCAGCTTCTGGTGCGCCTGCTAACAATGTAGCACCAATAGTGTCTGCTAAAGCACCTTCTCCAGCAAGAGTAGCTAGACCTGTTTCTGTAGCTGCTGTAAATGCTGCTTCTGGTGCTGCCAATGCCGCTAATTCTGGTAATAAATATGGAGCTGCAATTGCTGCTGCAACAGGAGCTACAACTTTATAACCGCCTAAAGGATCTACAACTTCTTTCTCAAAAGAAGCTCCAACATCACCGATAGCCTGACCAACATCCTCTACTGCGCCTAAAATTCCACCACCACCGCCTGATGTTCCTAGAACATCGGAGATTGGGTCTGTAACAGCAGAAATAATATCTCCACCACCACCGCCTTGTGGTTTAATCTTTCGATCTCCAATGTGCTCAAAGGCATTTTGTGGCAAGTCTGGAATATCCATTAATGCACAAGCTCGGTTATTAAATCTCATAATTTATGCTCTATCAATATTTGTTTATCTACAAATCCAAGCCTGTGAGTTAGTCTTGCTAGAGACTCTCTGACATAGCCTTGAACCTTCGTTGCTCCAAAAGCCTTAAAAAGTAAACACAACTGTTTATATGCCTCTTTGTTTGTAACAAACTTACCACCATATGCACAAATAAAAGCTACCTTTTGTTTAGGATATTGAACAAAAGATATAACGATGACACCTTGTATTTTATCTTTATCTATACCTACAAACAAATCTAGTAGTCCACTTTCTAAGGATTTTTTAAGATCCTGAGAATCATACTCATCACATTCACTCTGCTCTATTGCTTGGTCAATATAACCCTCTATTACAGACCACTCAGCCTGTATTTGTTGAGGGCTATATCGTCTTACTAACAATTAGAAGAATCAACCGCCTAACAAACCACCACCAACTGCGCCTAAAGCAGGCAATCCAAATCCACCACCAAAGCCGAGTGATGGGAATGCTTGACCTAGTGCATAGCCACCTAAACCACCTGCTAATGCACCGCCTAATGCGCCTACTGTGCGATTGCCTGGATATTGTGGCTGTGGAGCAGGTGTGCCATACGATCCAAGAGGTGAACCATAAACCGATGACAGATAGCCAGACAATTGTTCGTAAGGCAATCTCTGTTGGAATCCAAATCGAGCCATTTGCTCTTGTAGAGGTTGTGCTGCAATAGCTTCTCTTTGTGCTCCGACTTGAGCCAATGTTTGTGATGGCAAGAATTGCTGACCATAAATTTGTGGTGCTGCTTGCGCTGCTCCAAGCTGTCTTGTAAGTTCTTGGTATTGACCTGTTCCAACACCACCTGCTGCTTGCAATTGTGTGCCAAGTGCTGCTTGTTGAGCTTGTTGTAGACCTTGCGCACCAAGTAAGCGAGTTTGAATATCTTGAGCAGATGTTGCCGCTAATTGACCCAAAGCCTGTTGTTGGAGTGCTCGCTCTTGTTGGAATTGTGTTCCTGCAAGGTTGGCTGTAACATCGCCAATAGACCTTCCAAAAGCCTCTGTAGACCTTTCTAAAGCTCTTTCCATAGCACCACTACCTAATCGACCAGATCGACTGTAAAGACTTGCAATTCCTGGCAATACAGTCTCGCCATATTGTTGAACTAATGGGCGAGTAGCAGCCTCCATCATTGCTTGTTGGTATGGGCTTCCTTGTAAGAACCCACCACCTGCAATATTGGCTAATTGACCTGTAGCAATATTTTGGAACTGACCACCTGCTGCCTGTCCATAAACATCTGCGCCAGGTTGCATACCTGCTGCGCCAAAGATGCTTTGATATAGTGGAGTTGCTGCTGATGGTGCTGTTAAGCCTCGCAAAAATGCGCCTTGGGCTTCTCCTAAAATAGGACTACCAGCTCTAGCAATATTTTCTTGCTGTTGTAATGCTTGTAATGTTTGCTCAGATGGGCTTACATAAGTTTGACCAGGAAAGAATTGTGGCTGTTGGCGCAAGAAAATCTCTTGTGCTTGGCGCAAACCTTCTGTAAGAAATGGGCGAATAGATGCATCAATCTGAGATGCATTGGCTGCTGGCTCACCAGGTGTAATCGGAGGGCTAGTTAGAAAATTAATAGGATTGGAGTAAAAATAATTAGGTGTCATAGTGTTTGTAGTAGCTGTATTTGATGTTGGGGTATTAGTAATTGCACCGCCTGCTGTTGATTGTGCTTGAACTCGATCTAAATACCTTTTTATTGCAGCATCTTGACTTGCACCAAAAGAAGAAGATAGTCCACCTCTAAAATAAGGTGATGTATATGCTAAATCTGCTGTTCGAGGAACTCCAGCATTAGCATTTATAAATTCAAAATATTCTGGTGATCCAAAATATTGAGTATCTCCAATAAAATTAGATGGAACTCTTATTTCACCTGGTTGTTGAAATTGGATTGCCATAATTGTTCCTTATCCTACGATAATATATTTATAAGTCATACCTGATACTGAATTAGCAGGATGACTGATAGTTGCACTTCCTGCTGTTGTTGCTGATATATAAGGCATTGTAAAAAGATTGCTTGTGTATCCATTCGATGACAGATAACTCATTGTTGCTATGATGCTAGGTGTAGCTGGTCGATCTGGTGTCGTTTGTGTTCCAAAATGCTCAATACTTACACCGATGTCGCTTGGTCTCCAAACTAATTCTACATAATCGTCTTTTTGCAATGCTATAAAAAAGTTTAAGCCTGCAATAACTCTAGATGCTGTTCCTGTAGACTTTCTTTGTGGAACACCAAACTCGCTATTGCTTCCTGCTACATTTGTGCCATTCTTGCTAAACCAAATGCTAACCTCTTGCACATCGTTAGTCGTGTTGATTAACTGTGCAGAAAACTGAATGTTGTAGAGTCCTGCGTAACCTGCGGTTAGTTTTGTGTTGCTTACAAGACTTGCACCAAGACTGTAGTCTGTAGTGCTAAACGACATAATATTGGCTGCAGTTGTTGTAGTAGCAGCTTGGTCTGTATCATCTTGCACCGCAAGATATGGATAAAAACTACTAGCAGAAACATCATCTGCTGGAACTAAGATAATGACCGAATCTGCACCAATCCGAGCATCGGTAATCGTTGTTGTAGATGCGCCACCTGTCGTTAAAGTAACAGAACCAGTATTGTTGGTTTTGCCATTCATAATCCCATTGACTACTTCGGCAACACCTCGCTGATCTGCTCCGAAAGGAGGTAACAGTCGATACATTATCTAGTTCCTAGAGGGTTCATGTCTACATCAATTCCTACTGCATTTGTCCATTGACCTGTAGGAGTTAATTGTAGACGATGATACCGCCCAACACCACGAATAGACACTCTATTTTCTGCATCTGCTGCGGTCTGAGAGCCAAATACTACCTGCTCGCTTAATAGTCTGCGAGAGAATAATGCGACTGATCCAGAGCCACCATCTACAATTGGTTTTGCCATTGTGATTGCAGAGGTTGTGCCAGGCATCTCAATATCACCTGTTTCAATAATCGCTGTATTGCCATTGCCTGTAAAGGTAACAATCTTTGTATTTTTAACACCAGCAAACTGCATCTTTCCACCAAGCCAGACCCTATCATCAAAGCTAGACATGATCTGCTCTAAGTTGCCGAATACATCCATACCCTCTAAATCAAAGGATGGTGTAGAAGAAGAAGCTACTCGGCTTGCATCGGTTGTGCCGCTAGTCCACTTGCCTGTCTGGTAGTTGTAGATAAGCAATTTATCTACAGTTGCAGAGGATTGGCTTGCATAAGCCCAAATTACTAGCTTTCTAAATGGGTCTACTGCTGCTGACATTAAGCTTAACGAACCTTCGTCTACATCGCCAAAGAAATAGCGGTTTACTTTCTCATTGCCTATAGGAACAAGTTGCTGTCCATCACAGGCATAAAAGCCATCGTCTGACAGAAAGAAGCTAGTTCCACCATACTGCACAATAGAGTTAGCCTCATAGCATCCAAGGTTGCGACTGATATTGTCGAACTGAAAAACTAAAGGACTGCCAACATATGACATACGATGGATTGATCGATCCATGAAAACTAACCCAAATTCACCCCCAGTTACACCCACAATTGAGCCACCATCGGGAATGTCTTGGAAATCTGCCTGAGTTGTCGCTGAGTTAGCCCAATTGGACTCATCTCCTAATGCCGACCATTGAACCCTGTATGGATAAACAGTCGAGCTATTTACATAAGCTGATACTACAAAATCTCGAACTACTGTTACATACCGAGACTGTGGAGCATCTGCTGCTAAGTCTTGGAAGGTTGTAGAGTTATTTAAGTTATATCCCTGCAAACGATTACCACCATTGGCAGCAATTAAGACATTGCCAAACTGTGTAAATCGCCATCTTTGGTTGGTAGGAGTTGTGTATTGAAAGCTAACTGTGCCTGTATCAACAGTTGATCCAATATTGCCACCTGCCTGAGGATAGGTAAAGGTTGTAGTTGTTGGAACTGTGTCTACAGTAAAAGTTCCATTAACTGCGGTTGTAGAAGTTGCTGCTACTGTTACTGAATCACCTACAGAAAAGCCATGAGCAGCAGATGTAGTAATGGTTACTACTCCGCTAGTCTTAGCGACATTGGTGATTGTTCTACTAGCCTTTACTACCGAATCCAAAGATAGATCGCCTGTATCTAACTTAAATAACTTTGTTGCACCACCAGCAAAAACGACTGTAGCTCCTGCTGCGGTTTTGCCTGCGACCACATTGTTTAGGTTCTCTGATGCTGCGCCAGAGTATTCCTCGGCTGCATTGATAGCACCATATCCTACAGCCTTAGAAAAGACATTTTCTGCCCTTTGCAAGCCATTGGTTAATCCTGGCTGATCTGGAGTCCACTCTCCGAATGAGATACGATTTATTGCCATTGTGAGTTTCCGCTAGATATGTCTGTCCATACAGTAGTTGTTGGTGCTGTAGCTGTCCAAGATTCTGATCCTGCCGATGCCACAGTCCAAACTGTTGCACTCGGTGCTACACCTGTCCAAGCCTCTGTTCCTACTGTTTCGTCTGTCCAATTATCGCCTAGAACTCTGCCAAAGCAATTAACTAGGGCTATACCATTTACTGTTGCTACTGCGCTGTAGATTGCTACAGGATTTGCTGTTACTGTTGCAAATGCGGTTACTGAGGCATCGCCACTATATTCAACACCGCCTAGTGCAGTTACTGTTGCTGTTGCCGAGATACTGCCAGAACTTAGTCTTTCTCGAATGGCTGATGCAGAGGCAGACCCTGATGCTGAAATAGAGCCAGAGCTTGTTCTAATCCTGATAGCATCTGCCGATACTGTGCCTGTAGCTGAGACTGCACCAGATCCTGCAAATATTCCATATCCATTTGCCGAGACCACAGCCAGAGCCGAAATAGCTCCTGAGCTTGTTCTAACCCTGATCGCTTCTGCATTTACTGTTCCTTGGGCTGTTACTGAGCCAGAGCCTTGTCTGATTGCAAAGCCGTTAGCGGTTACTGTGGCATCTGCTGAGATTGCGCCTGATGTGCTTCTAATCCTATAAGCATCGGCTGTTACTGTGCCTGTGCCTGTTACTGCGCCTGACGCATTTCTTATCGCATAGCCATTAGCACTAGCAGTAGCGACCCCAGAGATGCTGGCATCTCCATAGAATATGCAGGTGCTAGTCGAGTTCCATGCAGGATCATCAAATGAGACAAGGATCTGTTCAAGAGTTCCGAACTGATCGATGTTGTCAATTGTAAATGCGCCACAATAATCGGCTGGCATGGATTAGGCAAGAGTTACTGTCAAGCTGCCTGATGCAATCTTGAATACATCGCCTGTATCAATAGTCTTAGATGCATCCAATTGGGTGTGATAAAACAAGTTACCTGTAGTTAGTGCATCCCAGATACCAATGTGGGTTACTGTTCCCCAGTTACCTGTGGCTTGTGGGAAAGTAATGTCTGCATTGGTAGCACTAGCACCATTGCTAGGAGCTGCAAAACTAGCCGATTGGCGAGCATAAGAGCCACCGCTAACCTCTGTGCCTGTTCCTGCGTCTGTTGGATCTGCGGTATGCAGACTGACATAAACTGTAGCAGGGGAAGTAAAAGTTGTTGCTCGGAGAGTTGCATTGATTAGTGCATCTTCGAGATAATTTGACATTTCAGCCATTTTGATTCCTTATCGAGAGGTTACTTTCATTTGTAGAGGAACACCCGAATACTCACCATTTTGGTCAGCAAGCGAGATATTGTTGATTGCTCGATCATACAAGGCAGACCAAGTTTGAGTGCGAGCATCGTTAATTAGGTATGGCTCGGCTTCCAATAGACTTGCATAAAGCAAGGCATCAGGGTAGTTAGCCAAAAACACATTAGAGGCATTGCTATCAGACAATACTGTCGGTTTAGCATAGTAAAGAATCTCTAGTGTGTAGTTTGTATCTGGCTCTGGTGCTAATACGAACTCCGATGACAAGATAGTGTAATAGACTGGCTTTCCTGACTCATCTGCTGGTGCATCTCTTGTAAATGAACTAGGAGATAAGTAAGTTACAGGCATCCTTGGATTGCCTTGGACATGAAGGTCTCGAATCTCTAAGAAGTCTGTAGGTAGAGCTACTTTGCCATCACCGCTTACTGTCGGAGCTGTAGCAGACTTGAGCATCTCTCTTGTGCGGAGATCCCTAGCCATTCTTAGCTCGGCAAATCGAATGAAATCAGGAATAACTGATGTTAGGTCTGACCGACCTAAATAGTTAGCCACCGATGTCTTTAGATCGGAATAATTGGTATAAGGCATATTTCTCTCTTAATCTTTTGGTATTTCGATATTGTGCCAGCCATACACATATTGACCAATGTGCTTTATATACTTCGACAAATCATGGTCTACCCAAGTGTCAAACCCTGCATCCTTGGCTTTTACACAGAAGTAAATGTCCTCACCTAGGATTTTATTGCCAGGCAATTGCTCAAAGTAGAAGTAAGGTTCTTCGATTGTTTCTACAACTTTTCGCTTAATCAGCATGACACCGCATCCGATGCCATCTGCTTTCTCAATGCCTGTCTTGGCATTCGAGTAAATCGGCATCCAATCAATCGAGCCATCCTCATTGATGTGCATATTTTTGGCTGTAGGTTTTACTGGCTCAGACCTTGTAGTCGCATTGACTCCGATAATATCTTTATCGTGAGCCATTAAGATTTTTAGTGTATCTTTTGGAAACCGCATATCCGCATCTACAAATAACAGGTAGTCTGCCTTTATATCTAAAGCTGTTTTTACCAAGTTATTCCTCTGGTCAAAGATCAGAGTGCCAGAGCTAGTAAAAAGGTCTATATCATGCTTTGTGGTCTTAATGGTATAGGCACACATCGCCACCAAATCAAAGGCTGTAGCGACCTCCATTTGCCCTCTAGCGGGTATTAAAATAGCGATCCTCATACTTCACCGCCTCTAGTGCGGAAAACCCTGTTATCAGGGTCATTTAGCCATGCTTTTAGGGCTTTTTCATCTACGATATTAAAGCCTCGCATAATTCCTTTAGCATTGAGATCATTGATAATCGCCAATGGTAAAGAAGCTATCTTGTTCTTAGGGTCGAATAAATTGCCCGACCATCCTTTTTTGCCAGGATTGGCATTATATTGCTGTTTTGTATGCTCTGCGAAATCTGTTAAGTCGGTCTGGGAATGGATTATAATACCGCCCTCTCCATCAGACAGAACTGTTCTTACTTCACCATCTACTACATCTAAGAGTTTTTTCATAAATAGAAATGGGGTAGGTTTTGCCTACCCCATATTCTACAGACTATCTAGATTTTATCAAGATAAGTCAAATGCACCGCCATGAGCAGCTTCATTGCGAACTTCTAAAGTCAATTCAGCCAAGATTTGTTTCTTCTCAGCATCGCCAACTTTTGCAATGTCATTGGTCTGGAATGGGCGCAAGTATGCCAAAGCTGCATACTCAGGATCAAGAACCAATGCATCCCGAGTGCGCATAAAGCGGTTCGGAACAATCTGCAATACACCAAAGTCGGACTGATAAAGATCAGCGCCAGCTAGGATGGTTGCTTGACCATTGGTAGGCACTTGATAGCGCTGTGCTGCCAAGCCTGTAAAGCCTGATACTGTCTGCTTGAGAGCTGGGCTAACCATCAATACAGAAGGTGTGCCACCGCTTGTAAATACCTTGCTGACTACATCCTTGAGGATGGTCTCGGTAAATGTGCGGGTTGTGCCATCTGTGCGGGTTGATACACCAATGGTTGTAGGATCAGCACCTGCTGTTGTTCCTGAACCTTTGTTTGTATTGGTCTTGATGTAAGAGAGCAAAGAACCCATCTTACGACCAGTTACACCAGATGTGCCAACAGATTGACCTTGGTTAGCTGTGATGATGGTTTCGATGTCTCGCTTGATCTCAGCCGAGGCTTTAGCCAATTGGTAAGCCATCTCAGACTTACGACCAGCAAGGTCAGAAGCCAAGAGAGTGCCAGAAACCATAACAGTCTTACCTACGATCTGTGTATAGTTACCAAGGCGAGTTGTTGGGCTGATTGTTGCTTCTGTTGCGCTTGCACCTTCAACTAAAGCATTAGCTGTAGTTGCTGCTGCGAGTGCATCGGTTTGCCACTCATGGTAGACAGAAGTAGCTTTTGTCTTACCGATAGAGGACATAATTGGGGTGTCGGTAGGGCTGATGTCATAGATAACATCGGTTAAATCTTCCCGAGCACCGATTGCTGTATAGCGATCATATGCTGCCATTTTTAATTTCCTTTATAAGAATCGTTCAAATAATCGAGCTGCATCCTTCTTATTGCCTGATTGGCGAAGTTTGGCTCTCTCTTTTTTTACTGCTTCATTCTCAGAACTCTGCGGATTAGATGTTCCTGGTCTGATAGTCTTTGGTGCGATAGCTACCTTTTTGGTGGCTGCGCCTTTATTTGCCATCAACTTATCATATTGCGCTGCTTTATAGAGGGCTAATACAGCTCGACTGTCGTAAACCTGAGACAACTCTTGGTCAGTAAATCCGATAGATTTCGCATAATTGCGGATGTCTCTACGGACTACTTCGGCTTTCACATCATCCTTAAACTCTGGGATTGCCTCGACCAACTTCTGTTGCTCTGATTGCATATGCTTCTGTAGGAGTACTTGTTGGTGGGCTGCTTGTTCTTGTTGAACTCGCTGCCTTTCCATCTGCACCGCTTGAAGCTGCTTGTCCCTCTCTACTTTCTCTGCCATTGCCACAGCATAGGCTATTGGATCTTCTGCTTTTAAAGAAGATAAGTCCTCACCTTGTGATTGCTGTTGGAGTAATTGTTCAATGACTTGGAGACGCTGAGAGTAGGTTTCTCTTGTCTTTGCTGCTTCCTCAATCTTTACTCGCTCGGCTTCTACTGCCTTGCGCTGTTCCGCTAAAGATTGGGTTTTTTTCTGATAGTCAGCAGTCCTACTGTAGCCATTCAGAAGCTCATCAAGGCTAACTTCCACTTCTTCTCCAGAGACTTTAACTCGGTAGCGTGGTTGTTCCTCTACTTCTTCTTCCTGCTCTACAGCTTCTTCCGCACTTACATCTTGCTCCTCGAACTCTGGATCACCAATTAACTCGGTAATCGGTTGTTCACTAGCTTCTGGTTGGGCTTGCGCCTCCTCCGCTTGTGGTTCAAGAAAAGACATAAATGCGTTAGCTGCACCTCTAACAGATGTATCTACACTCCCTTGTGGGTTGGTGTTTTCACTCATTTTTTACCTCTATGGTTGGTTAAAAAACCTTAAATCGCTTCTTTTCGATTTCGTCATTTTGGGCGATTGATCGAATAGATGCTTCAAATTCTTCTATGGCTCGCAGTTTGACTAAGGCTCTTTCTCTGCCTTCTACATCATGGTCTGCCGAACCGAATATGTAAGACTTATAGACATCTTTCTGAGCTTCTAGGAGCTTAGTAAAGAAATCGTCTATTAGTAAATTTTTTGCTCTATCGCTTGGGTTCATCCAGGAATCCTGACATCTCCTGTAAGTTTAGCTCCTACTTGCGCTGCTTTCAACTGAGCCTCTGCTTGGAACTCTGCTGTCTTGAGTTCTAGGTTGGCTGCTGCCTTCTCTCTTTCGAGTTGGATTTGGGCTTGTGCCTTGGCTTTAGCAATCTCAATATCATTGAGTGCCTTGGCTCGGTCTACTTCGATCTGCGCTTGTGTCTGCTGCATCATCATATCGAGAGCAGGGTTAGGCTGTTGCTGTGGAGGCTGTGGCTGAGACAACATTTGGTCTAGTTCTGGTGGAATCTCTTTGAAGAACTCCATTGAGTCTTTGTATCCTGCTGCCTCGATAAACTTACCGAGTGTGTTGCGATACTGACCCACAGATACTAGCGGATTAGCAAAGCCTTGGGATGACAAGATTTGCTCTTGTTTTTGCATCACCATCGCTGCCATTGCCATCTTTTGATCTTGGCTACCTGTGCCTAGACCGACATTGACTGTTACATCGTAGTTATTCTTCCACTCTCTTGGGTCAATCGAGACATACTTGCCTCGGAGTCGAATAACTCTTGGCTTGTCCTGATACTTCAGCAAGAGCTGGAAAATACCGCTAAATAGGTCTTTAACACCAGTATCGGCAAAGATCCTAGCAATCATCTCAATCCGACCAGAGCCTGCTTGTTGCATCGCTGCAATCGCTGTCGCTGTCGTGTTTTGTAGAATGTTCGGGTCAATACCTTGGCTTGTAGAAGTAACTCCTGATCGCTTCTGCAAGACTTGATCCATATAGTCCAACATTGGGAATGACTGCGCTGCTGTAGCAGGAACAACCATTGGTTGAACTGCACCAGAGGACTTCACTCGAACCACTCCACCAGGAGCAGAGGTTAATAGATCATCTAGGTTTACCTGACCATCTAGGGCTGTAACCCTAGGCATATTGGTTAAGTAAAGGTTGTCTAAGATTTGGCGAGTAATTGTAGACTTGATGAGCTGGATGTCCATTGCTCTGTCTGCCAAACTCTGACCAAAGAACTTATGTGGCATTGGGATTGGGCAGATACTAGCGAAAGGAATGTGATCGCACTCCTCGTTGTCAATGATTTGGTCTCCTGCATAGGTTACTTTGCGGAGTTCTGCAATACCATCGCCATCAAAGTCGGTGCGGATATAGCACTCAAAGACTTCTACTTCTTGCATAGTAAAGTCTAGTGTCTGTGTCTCATCTGGCATCTCGCCCTGTGTAAACCTTGCTACTCGCTCTGGAGTGTATGTCAGGTCATTGTATGCAGGCATCTTATCCACTACATCTTGTGGATAGCCTAGAGCCACTAAATCGCTGCGAGTCTTAACTGTGCGGTGCGCTACAAAGCGAGCATCCTTGATTTTCTTGTCTCGCTTAGCGATCAAGAACTCCTCTGGCGGCACATTCATCACACAGACTTTGCCGACTTCTTTCTTCTTGCGGATTACGACATTGTAGGAAAGCACAGCAGGGATAGGCATACCCATTGGGTCTATCGATGCAGGTGCAATCTCCTCTGTCTCTTGGCTAACTAACTCCATCTCGCCATCAGCGAACATAAGGGTTAGTTCTTCTGCATTAAGCCCTTTGTATTCCTCTTTAGTTGGTTCTTCTGCATCTTCCCACCAGTATTTGACAATACCATTCTTTTGTAGAAGTGCGTCTTTCATCCAATCATGAAGAATGATGACTCCATCATTGTCATTAAAGAATACATAATTTGTGAGTTCTGTGGCTTGTTTGGCTAGTTCCTCATCGCCTGGCATCCGAGGCTCGAACCGACCTAACTCATCTGAACCAGCAAAGATTCGCATAAGTTGAGGTAAAGCACCATCGACTACTTCTGCTACTTCGCCTGTAACAATCTTGCTACGACCTTCTACTTCATTGCCATACTCATAGCGGTTGTAGTAGTTGATCGCCTTGGTTCTCTGCTCGACTGTCTCAGTCTCTACATAGCCAATAGAGTCTTCTATCTCCGCTTCAACAATGACTTTTAGTTTTTGCTCATCCATTTATACGATCCATGAAGTTTTAACTGTTATTGGCTGATCCCAAGTGCTGTTTTGTTCCATACCGATTGCCAGATACCGAAAGGCATCCGATCCATGCGATGCCCAATCATGCAAAGGTTTGTCAAAGAACACATTGCGCTTTTCGTCATACTCTCGCCTATAGTTTCTTAGGCAATCGAGTCCTTGTTTTACTTGTGGCATATTAAACCAACACTTCGGTAACATTCTACGAACTGCCTGTATGCCATCCTCTACAGAAAGTCTTGGCAGAACCCTGACATCTAGTCCTGATTCTCTCAATACTTCCAATCTACTTTTACCTGTGCCTAACTCTCTCACTTCCACATCATGCGGTAGGAGTTGCTCTGCTTGATGCCAATGGTTGTCTTTTAACCAATTGACATACCAATCGAGTCCTTGACCATGATTCTCTACATAGTCTAGCAGTCTTATCTCTTGTCCTGTAGTTTGTGCAACCCACAACGCTGTAGAATCGCCCATGCCTAAATCCCAAGCCACATAAGTTCTACAGAGATCATCTCTTGTAATTTCGCAAAGTCGGTCTTTTGATTCCAGATCATTGATTAACTTTCCGTAATAACTACCCTCTACTGCTGCGTTGAAACTACACTCGAACTCTTGGTTGTATTTGTCATCGCCCATTTCTTTTCGGGCTGCCCAGAGTTCATCCTCATCTATGAGCTTTGTCTCACTAGCCTTGAACTGTAGTGCCGACCATCCAGGCTCTTGGCTTGCCCTGTCGAACAGTTCTTTAAAATGGTTGTTGCCTTTAGGAGTGCCGATAAACAGACAGAACCCCTTGCGGTCTGCTAATGCAGGTCGGATGATCTCATTCCAAATCTTAGGGTTTTGATCGCCAATTTCGTCAAGTACTACCCCGTCAAAATATTGCCCGCGAAGCGAATCAGGGTTATCTGAGCCATAGAGTTGGATTCTCCTTCCGAGAAAATCTACCCTTAATTCCGCAATATTGGCGGTAGCATCTAGCGGTCTTACAAAGTGGGTTAGGTAATCCCATGCCACCCTTTTAGCCTGACTGTATGTCGGTGCTATGTAGGCATATCTAGGGTTTTGCTTGTTATTCTGCATCGCCCTTTTAATTAACTCATTAAGAGCTGCGACAGTCTTACCCATCCTTCGATGTGCTACACCCACTACAAAGCGGTTGTTCTCCATCGCCACATGGATTTCTCTTTGTGGTTGCCTTGGCTTATAGGGGATTACGATTACTCCTGCCACTTAACCACCAATGGTGAGCCATCTGCTCCAGTTACTTCCAGGCTAGAAGTTTCTTTCCATTGCGCCCTAGTCTTTAGCCAAAAGATAGCTGCTGCTGTATTGCCATTCTTAGCTTGTTGGAACAATGTCTGACCGATAGAGGCATTGGCATCTATCCGACCATCCTCTAGGTCTTTCTTGTAATGCTTAACTAGGGTGTCATCGCTGATCTCTAGCTTACTAGCAATATCTACATACCTAATTCCTACAGCACTTAGGCTTCGGACTAGCTTTCTAGTTTCTTCTGTAGGAATATGCTCTATACCTTGCATATTATTCCTTTTCTAACTCCGAAAGTACCGCTTTCTTGCCTGTAAATTGCTCCCAGCGAGCCACAATGACATCGCAATATTTAGGGTCTAATTCCATTAAATACGATTTTCTGCCTATTTTTTCAGCAGCAATCATGGTTGTTCCTGTGCCACCAAATGTGTCTAATACGATGCCTTTTGGTGGGCAAAAATTATTGATTATGTTCTCAGGCAAATACAATGGAAATGTTGCTTTATGTATGTCTGAATATTCATTGCCAGCAGCCGATGAACCTTCAATTACATTGTAATAAGACCCTTGTGTAAATTGGGCATTTTTGAACTTGCGTTTACCATCACCAAAACATAGGATAAATTCGACCAAATTATTGATTACACCACCTTGTATGTGCGGTGCAACATTATTCTTTTTCCAATAAATAATGTCTTTAAATTGTTCACGATAATGTGCCAATACATCTACAATCACACGCTTGTTACCCTCTACCAACCCTATGTTGTATAGAACCTCGTTACAAACGGCAAATATACAATTTAGGTTAGATATTACAAAATCTCTATATTCATCTTCTGATTGGTTGTCATCAAAAGAATTGTATTTTTTCTCAGTTCTAGCGTTGCCTTTTACTTGCAACGACCCTGCATTATATGGTGGCGATGTAAAGCAAATATCAGCCTTCTGACCATCCATCAACTTCTCTACATCTGTGATGCTTGTAGAATCGCCACACATCAGCCTATGATTACCTAATATGTAGATGTCGCCTAGCTTTGTCTTTGGCTCGTCTGGCACATCAGGCACAGCATCTTCATCCGTTAGCCCTTCTGTTTCCTCTATAGGGTTTAACAGGGCATCTAGTTCGTCTGGATCAAAACCCAACAAAGAAAGGTCTATGTCATCTTTTAGGTCTTGGAGTTCTACAGACAGCATACTTGTATCCCACCCTGAGTTGAGTGCGATTCGGTTGTCTGCCAAGATATAGGCTTTTCTTTGTGATTCTGTAAGGTGGTTTAGGATAACCACAGGCACTTTATCCATGGCTAGTTTTCTTGCTGCCATGACTCTGCCATGACCTGCAATAATGCTGTTGTCTTTATCTACAAGAACAGGGTTGTTAAATCCAAATTCTTTTATAGATCCAGCGATCTGTGCTACTTGCTCATCCGAGTGGGTTCGAGCATTTTTAGCGTAGGGAATCAGTTTCTCTACTGATTGCCACTCAATTTTGTTTGCGCCTTGCATTCCATTCCTCTAGGGTTGATGGTTGATGTAGGGTTTAATTCTACACTAATGAACTGTAGGTTGTTTACCGATAAAGTAAATCTCATTACATCCTATTCTTTCTGATAGCTCTAGGATGAATTTGTAGACTAATCTTAGTTCTTCTGCTTTGTGGTTAAAAGACTCAAATCTTGTAGGGCAGTTACTTAGTTCTACAACTGCGATATTCTCTACCACTTTACCTTGTCTGCCCAGTAAGCTGCTGACATCCTACCTTTAGCGATATTGCTTGCATGGCGAGCCTTAAATGACTTCTGCCTGGCTTTCTCTGATGCAGTCTTAGGATTTGCTCCTGCACCGCTTACACCTTGCTGACCAAATCGAATGGTCTTGACCTTATCGCCTTCTTTTGCCACGACTACATGGCTTTTAGTAGGGTGGTTTGGTGTCCGTTTAGGCTTGTTATACCCACTTACACCCATTCTTTCGATAATTGATGCTGCCTCTCTGATTTTCACTTCTTGACTCGCATAGATTTGCCAGCTTCCGACATAGCAATCGCAATTGCCTGTTTAGGGTTCTTAACGACCTTGCCACCCTTGCCAGAGTGCAGTTTACCTGCCTTGTATTCACGCATTACTTTGCCAATTTTCTTTTCTGATTTGGTCATTTTCATTTTTTAGCCTTTACAGGTTTAGCGGTTTTAGCAGCTTGCTTAAATGCTTTAGCGGTAGGTGCGCCCTTTGTGCCTGGCTTACGCATTTTCTCGCCTGATCCTTCTGCGATGCGTTTGCGTTTAGCGGCAATATTTGCGTATAGTCCCTGTTTCATTCTTCTTCTCCTTCATCTTCCATTTCATCTTCGGCTTCTTCTGCGCCTATGGCTTCCCATGCTTGACACCCGTTGTTCTCATCGCACACAAAGTCAAAAATAGCACAATGACCCATGCCCTTACCTACTCCGCACTTGGTCATTTCTTCGCCTGTCTCGAAATACTCACAGGCTTTACACTTACCTTCGCCATCCTTGCGAGCACCATATTCGGCTGTCAGGATTGCTTTCTTTTTGTTGCCTTTGTTGATGTCGGCATCAACTGTAGATAAAGGACAGGATTCTGTATCGGACTCTAGTAGACCGCCTTCTTTCTTGCCAGCCTTCATTGGGTCTTTGCCCAATAAGCCGATCATAATGCTCATGCCCTTTTTTTCCATATCTCACCCATGAAAAAATAGCCCTATTTCTAGGGCTATTGAAGAAGAATCACTAAATTCTGGGTGTAATAACCCAAGCAAATTATAAAGCATTTTTTACTTAGAAAACCATTTTTCGTATAAATCTGGTCGATTTTCTTTTATCCATAGCCTAGAATCCTCGCTGCATTGCTTATAGTTTGTTCCGTAGGTCTGGCTTCCAACATGGTGTATATACGATCTTGCAATGTAGAGATTGTGTCCTTTGGCTATTTGGTTCATGCACCAGATGTCATCCGAATACCAATCTATAGGCGCACAATCTTCCCAGGTATGCTTAGACACCCAGTTAAAGATCCCTGCAATATAGTCGGTTTGGATAATCTGTGTTTCACCTTCAAAATTTAACCCTACTAGGTTTCCTTGCCCATAACGGATATTTTGTAGACCCTTGGCATAGTTTGTCCTAGCTGCGACAGATGCGATCTTGTCATCGACCTGTTTAATAAGCTCTACATCAGCGATTAGGTCTTGGTAGGAGCTAGGGTTCAAGACTACATCATCAGCGCAAGCAACAGCCTCTGGATAGTCCTCAAATGCCTTATTTGTGATGAAGTTCCATGCCTTGCCACCCTTGTCATAAGTATGCTCAAAATTCCTAGTTTTGTGCCTTGGTAGCTTATATTCTGAGCCACAAATGTAGATTTCTACATCTTCTGGCACATAGAGTTCTACAGATTTAAGTAGAACTGGTAGGCACTTTTGGTTCTTAGAACAGATTACGATTGGCGGTTTTTGCATGGCAGACAGATAAACCTTTCATTCATCCCATTATTAAATATCTCGAAAATCCCATTCTCCGTTGTCTTTTTGAGGTTGCACCTTGAGCAGATCCGCATAGTCTTTACTTTTGGTTCTCTTGTCCAATTGGTCTTGGAGTCTTTTTTTAGCATTTTGTAGATCGTTTTCTAACCGCTTTGGGGATATTCTGAGATGGTGGGCTAACTGGTTTTGACTAGCATAGGGGTGGCTCACATACCGAGCCTTTAGTATCTTTCTTAACTCTAGGGGTAAACCCTTAACACAATCCTCGATTAACTCTCCATCCTTATGGTCTGGCTCATAGTGTGGTTCTTCTGGTGCATAAAGGTTGCCTAGTTCTGGAATGTAGTTTTTCTCAAAGGATCGGCAAGTAGTCTCTGGTTGCGGAATGACGATGCCATACGATAGCCACCAAGCCCAGTTCTGTAGTCTCTCATCCAAATGGTCTTTTGCCATTAAGGAAATCCCTAATATATTGACTGTATAATTGTAAACAAAAAATCTGTATTATTTCAACATCTTAACTACTTGTAGAGATTATATGAAGAATCAACATGGGTATTATCTAACAGATCAGGAATTTGCAGACTTGTGGCAAAAGTTTCCTAGCCCTACTTTGATGGCAAGAGAAACCAAAACAAGTGCAAGAGCCATATTAAACAGAAGGCGAACTGTAGAAGTTAGGTTGGGGATAAATCTAGATATTGGGGTAGATTTAAGAAGTGAACATAATAAAAAGTTAAAACAAGAAAAATTGGAAAGACTAAAAGCCAAGAATGAGGCAAGACTAGAACAAGCACCAATCTCAGTAAGAAGGGGAACACATCTTGAAAAAGGTCGGATTATTGTTTTCTCAGATGCACACTTTTATCCTGACGATACCACTACAGCTTTTAAGGCTCTGCTTAAATTTATTGAGCATTTTAAGCCTAGTATTATTGTCAATAATGGCGATAGTTTTGATGGGGGTAGCATCAGTCGGTTTCCTCGCATTGGTTGGGATAAGAAACCTACTGTCCAAGAAGAACTAGAGGCTAACAAGTTTTACCTTGGTGAGATTGAGAAAATCCGACCAGCAGGATGTAGATTGATTTGGTGCTTGGGAAACCATGATGCTCGGTTTGAGACAATGTTAGCTGCCCAGGCTAGTGCTTATGAGGGAGTCCAAGGCTTTTCTTTAAAAGATCACTTTCCTCTGTGGGAAAACTGTTGGTCATTCTGGGTCAATGACGATACTGTGATTAAGCATCGGTTTAAAGGTGGTCGCTATGCAGGGTATAACAATGCTGTAGCAGCTCAGACTAACATTATTACAGGGCATACCCATGTCTTAGCCTGTCAGCCGATTACAGGCTATTCTAGGACTATCTGGGGGGTTCAAACAGGAACATTAGCCGAGCCTAACAATATGCAGTTTGCAGACTATACCGAGGATTCTCCTAAGGATTGGAGATCAGGCTTTGTAATGCTATCTTGGGATGAAGGAAGAATGTTGATGCCTGAGATGATCCAGGTCTGTGGCGAGGATCGTGTTGAATTTAGAGGCGAAATTCTAAAGATATGAAACTGACTCCTGCCATTTTGAAAAATATTTACAGTATGTTGTATTGCTGTGAGCCTTTTTCTAAGTGGAAATTACCTCTACCAGAGCAGGTGAAGTTTGTTGTCGATGCAGACCCAGATACTATGGGAACATATCTGTATGACGATGGAGAAAAGTGGGAACATATTATTACCATTTCTACCGCTAGATGTGGATTCTTAGATACTGTTATACGGACTATGGCGCATGAAATGATCCATATGAGCTTCTATCGGAGAAGGGGTCATAAGTGGGCGCAGCATGGTAAAGAATTTAGGGCTAGATGCCATATGGTAGGGCAGTCTTTGGGTCTGGATCCGCTTGAGTTGTGATTGGTGCTCCCTGACAGAATCGAACTGCCAATCCATGATTACAAATCAAGTGTTATACCATTTAACTAAGAGAGCTATTCTGTGCACTCACAAGGCAAATCAAAACCAATAAAAGGCAATGTCATTTGTGATTCATGCATCCTTATTACATCACTCCAAGAGTAGTTTCTGCCAAGACCTTTAATTGTAGTTAATTCTGCATTTTGTTCTATTTTTAATGCCCTTTGTATCAAATCTGGGTGTTTCTCATACAAATCAATAATTTCTTTTGGTCTGCTTGATGGGCAAAAAAAACAAGCTGATTTGCTAGGCATTTTTACTCTTGCTTTTTCTATCTCCTCAATACATTCTTCTCTTTCCCAACCCCACTCAATGAGTGGATATTTGTTTTCATACATATTGTCTACTCGCTTCATTGCATTTTCCATTCTGCGAGTTTCTCCTGCATCGTAACCAATATATTTAATACATTTAAGACCTTGATCCCATGCATCAATAGCTGGCTGCCATTGCTTTATATATTTATGTTGAGGTCTTATTTTGTAATGATCCGAACACCTTTTGAATCCATAAGCGATGCTTGGCAATGCTTTGTTATTTAAACATTCTTGCTCTAAGGTAACCACCGCATCATCTTTTGTTTTTCTTACAACAACAATTTCTGGGTAATTTTTATTTTTTAACCATTGGCTAAAGTATTCTATATGCTTGTAAGTTTCTGGTCTTTCAGCACCAGTATCCGCAAAAAGAATTAAATCTATTGGTTGGTTTCGATTTACAAGACCAATAACCATGGCTGTAGAATCTACTCCACCACCAAAAGCAACAATATGAGGAACATTCATTTAATCACCCCAATAAGTCCTCTCTCAAAAAGTTCTCCGATGGTTTTACGATGTGCCGATTCCCACATCTCAATCCTTGAGACTTTCGAGAGTTTGCTTCCCTGATCGACTTCCGAGTGGCAGCGATAACACAGGGTCGCAATACGATAATCATGCGATTTAATTCCCTTACCTTTACCATCGAGAAGCTGATTGGAATGGGCTGCGACACAAGTTCCATCTTCTATTCCGCAATGCTGACAAGGTATTAGTCTAGCAACTTCTAGCAGTTTTTTGTTTCTATACATTGACCGCCTTGGTATAGGCTTGTATTCGCTTAGACACTACCACCAGCTCCTCGGATGCCAACAAAGCCTGTTTATGGTCTTTCTTTAGCATGGAATCATGGTATTCCCTTTCTAGGGTCTTTAGTCTTAATACAAGCTCTGCATAGTCAATCATTAGTGGTTTCCTTCTAAGTTTGTTTTCTTTTCTAGTTCTGCTCTCAACATAACATTTTCTTCTCTTGTTTTCTTTAGCAAGTGCGATAGAAACTGAGCAGTTTTGAGCATCTCTTTATACTTGTTTTGGTATAAATCGTAATTTGTAGAGTCCATTATTTTGCACCAATCTTGATGGAAATGTAAACAATGAGAAACACAATGATTCCCCAGACATAAACAAAGTCGCTATCTAGCATTGTTGTCTATCGCCCTATTAGTTGCTTCTTGGCTTCTCCAAATCTCTACTTTTAACTGAGCTGCTGTAAGCATCCATTTTAACTTTTCCTCTGCCTCTACCGCCTCTTTTAAGCCCTCTAGGAGACCGATATACTCTGGGTCAGCATAAGCATCCACCTCGGCTGCTGCAACTGATTTAGCCGATGATTTAGCCATCAGGATGCTTTTCTTAGACCGCAAGAAGTTCTCTAGGTAAACCCTTTCTGCTTTCGCCTGGGCAAACATAGCACTATGTTTCATGATGTATTCAACTGCTTTTGTCGGATCTATTTCCACTCTTTCCACTCCCCTCTGTTTCCTCTGGAATACTGCTCTGCAAACATATTTAGTATTTCGCTATCAATTTGGTATTTTGATAGATATTCCCTAAACTTCTGCAAACCCCATTCTGCTCTGTATTTGCACAGTTGTCGGACTGCACATTGTTTCATCCATTCTTCCCCATTGGTCTGCCATTGCATCTGCTATACCTTCAAAAGTTCTTGCTCTTTCTTTTTGCCGATCCTTTCCACCTTTATTAAACCAGTTGCCAGGAATCTTGGTGCTTTGCCTTTCCTCAACAATCTTAGTAGGTATTAACTTTGGCAGATTCTTTAACCACAGGCAAGTCCTTTTTTGAAAAGGATGACCATACTCATAAGGCTGTATTGTTTGGCTGTATTGTGGCAATCCATATGCTTTTGATGGAATTGGATTTTCTATGGCAATTCTTGGTATGTTTGCATTAAATAAAGCCATAAAAAAGTCTTTGGCTTCCAATCCTTTCTTAAATCTGTCTTGATTTAGAATGCCTTTAGGATACAAAAATCTTGCACCAGCATTAGATAAATAAGTGCAAGGTGGGTGCGCGATCATCAAATCCCATCCCTGATTTAATATATCTAATACAGATCCTTCATAATGATTTCCTGGTTTTTCTGTCGGCAAAATATCGCATGACCAAGCATCATGTCCTAATCTGGCAAAGGCATCTCTTACTCGCCCAGAGTATTCACAAGCAATCAGAACTCTCATGCGCCAACCCCTACAGAGGTTATCTTGGCTGAGATCCTAGTCCTAAACTGGGCAAAACTCTCTCCAGCGTAAGGTTGTAGTCCTAGCTCTCTGCCCTTAGCTAATGTTAGTTCATCTGTAGAATACCAAGGGAGTTTTGGCGGTTTGTTCTCTTTCTGCTCAATCACCAACTCATCCTCGAACCTCTCCTGATTTAGCCAGGTAGAGGCATGGGGAATGAACTCCCAATCAGTTCCTTTTGCTACCCAGTATTTTCGATGCTCTATTACCGCTTCCATTGCCTTTGCTTTCTTTTCCTCGCTTAGTTTTTCCCACGATCTTTTTGCTGTTAAACGACCAACTTTACGAGGGTAGATACTCCAAAATTCATCAAAATTAGCCATGATGTGCAAACTCTCCATGATACTTTTCTCTTGCTTCCATCATAACCAATTCTGCTAATTCTAAATCATTAAACAATCCTAATAACTTTCTTTTACCATCAATACATATTCTAGCCTTCCATTTTCTAGATTGTTTACAAAAATGAACTCCTTTTACACCGCTTGTATTTCTTGAATTTTTGCGAGAATACAAAGTATTTTTAGAATGGTCGGCTGCTCTTAAATTCTCTATTTTGTTATTGTGTTTGTTGCCATCAATGTGATCAACAACTTTAGGCAAATAACCATGGTGCATTAAAAATATAACTCTATGTTGGCAATATGTTTGTCCAAATAGTTCTACTTTATCATAACCATTTTTTTGAATCCATCCAGCTTTTTTGTCTTTCGTTACTTTTGATTTTGATATTTTCCAATACAAAGATCCATCTTTGTAATAAAAGATATTGTGTAAATCTAAAATAAGTAATGTAAAATCTTTTGCAGCCATATCAACTCCTATTTAGTTGTGGTGGTTAGAGACCCCATTGGTTTTACCGAACCTTTGGGGTTTCGTTTATTTTACTACTTTTTTGCGCTTTGGATTTATTTTTGGAACTGCTGCCAAAACTGCTCGAACATTTTTTTTCCTCTCCCTTAACCCTACTGCTTCTTCCATCAATGCATCAAACCCTGCTTGCAACATAAACTTCATCCCCGCTTTGTCCATATCGACAAGACACTCTGCCGACCCATCTGGCAGCTCTTTAACTATCTTGACTTGAATTTTCATCTAACCATACCTTTATATTGTTATTAAAGTCTGCTTTCATTAGAACTGGCTTGTTTAAACAATCTAACATTTTATACAAAGTATCTTTTATTTCCTCAGGTGTTTCCCCTACAACTCCCACACCTCTAGCGGTGTAGAGATAAGGCTGATGGTCTTTGTCATAAAACACCTCACAAATCTCTACCCAAGATTCCCCATTGTTTTCTTCTGTAAAGTCTACCACTCTGTGATTCCAGTGCATATCAAAACCATTTCGCTAGTTCATAAGAGATGTATAAAACACATCCAAAGAAATACATCGCTACTGCTGCTGCTTCTACTAAGATCAATGGTATATCCCTTTGGTATATACCAGCAAGAGTCCATAATCCGCTACCAATCAAACTTAGGAATATATTTGCTGGATAGATATTGACAGAGGTAAGCCCAATCCCGATAAGACAGAGTATTGTGCCGATCCATTTTATCAAGATCATTTAATCCCATGCCTTTCTTCTATTACTTTATTTATTACATCAGACCACTGAATAATAAAATCTTCCAATTCTTTTATTTTTATATTCTTTTTGCGGTTTGTTTCTTCTAACTGCATACGGCACTCATGCAAAGCAGATTGAGTATTAACAAGACCTTGTTTTAAAGTTGCTATGTATTCTTCTGTTTTCATTTAATCCCATGCCTTTCTTTTAATACAGATTTAGCGACATCTTGGTATTCATAATCCATAGCATTTACTGTAGCAATCCAATCTAGTGCTTTTTCCAACTCCGCTATTCGGTCTTGCTGTCTATCTAACTCTTCCCAAGCCGAACGCATTTCGGGTGTCCAAGCATACCCAGCATCAGCTATGGCAACTCCTAATTTTTCATGTGGTTTCATTTCTCTCCCCTTACTTTAGTTTCTATTGACCTGCCAATCATCAAAGCAGATTCTTTTGTTAATGCAGTATTTTTTTCAAACCATTCCCATATTTCCTCATCACTTAATGGCTTTTTTTGTTTTTCCAACTCCGCTATTTTGTCTGCTTGTATTTTTACCAACTCATTAATTTCGTCATTGTCAGTCATTTTTCCCTCCGTATTTGTAGAGAATACACCTCATCTACAAAAATATCCACTAAGTAGTTTCCCTATAACCTATAAGTATCATAAATGTTCCATTAAGTAACCTAAAGGTATATTTATGTTCCATTATGTTAGAAAATGTGCAGTATGTTATACATTTTTAATTTAACAAATCCCATAGCAGAAGCCGATAGGGGTGATACCCACTATCCAGTCCATTTAACAAATAGCCATTCTTTCTACAGAATATCTCTTGCTAAACTAACTTTTGCTCAAGCACCCAAATTCTTCTTCCAGACATAGATTTTTGGCTCTATCAGACCACCATATCACCCTTAGGTATCTGTTCATTGGGGAGAACTAACTGTCGCTTTGGGAACGCCCCCTGCGCTGGCTTCTATATAGCGCAACCTGTCTTTTTAGCTCGGTCATTAGCAAAGTGCCTCTCTGATCGATTTCCCTGTTAGCACCAAGGTAGATGTGCGCCACCGATTATGCGAGCAGAAATAGAAAAACCCCATAAGGTAGCTCTAAGATGGAATTGCTTAATAAATGACCATGCCAGCATTTACTAAACACTCAAAGCTACCCTATAGGGTCTTGGCATGGACTACAAAACAGATTCCACTCTGCTAAGTTAATTATAAACTAAAATTCGAACTCCTTGTAGTCATATCTCCCATTCGGTTTCTTATACCATCCAACCACTAACACCCGCCAGTTTGATCTTAGTAATTCTGGCAAGATAGGCGATTCGCTGATTTTGCGGATACGAGTAGACATATTGCTTTTTGAGGTCAATTGTATTGCGATCGTTTCGCCTTGCCCAATAGCCAAAATATCGAATAGGTTGAATAAGTCTTTTTTTCTTTTTGTAAAACTGTTGTATGACTCGACTATATCGCATTGATAGCCTCTTTCTTGGAATAAAGCGACAGTTCGCTGGTTTAGGCTAGGCAAGATCCTCAGGACTAATCCTGCCCTCAGATGCCACAATAATTGCCTTATGGTGCTTTTTAGGGATGCTGTTTCGCATTGACCAGGCATAGATAGTTACATACTTCATACCCAGCTTCTCGGCTATATCCTTGTAGCTGCCGAATACTTCTAACAGTATGTCAAAGTGTTGTTTTTGTGCCACAGTATCCATAGATTCTCCTTTTGTAGATCTTTGATTCTACACCTAAACAAACTAAATCTACATATTAGGGAAAGTCCCTAGTAGAAAGTTCTACATTTATGGTATTCTACATTTGTAGTTTATTCATAGGGGGAAATTATGAAAGATCTAATAGCAGGTGCAGTTGCAGCTTTATTGATGATTGGTATTCCAATGGCAGTATATGTTTATAGAACTGGGGGAATTTCATGAATAAGTATGATTATTGGCTAGAGAGTGGTGCGGATCAAGAATGTATGGATTCTAAGCAAGAGTATGTTTGGACTACCCATATGCAACCAGGCAAGCCTTGTGATCCGATGGACTTGGATAACTTCCAAGAGTATTTGATGGAAGCAACAGCATCTCATGCTGGATTTGAAAAATGGGAAAATCTTAGGCAATATGCTGATAGAGGTGAATGGGAAAAGTTTGGTCGGGCTGTTTATTACTTAGTCCATGACCATATTGAAAACAAACTATTGGGAGAAGAATGATGTCTAAAAAGAAACCAACAATTCAAAGTTTAGAAGAAAAGATTGATGAGCTTGAATGGAAAATATATGATCTTGAAACAGATCTAGCAAAAACAAATAGGCAAAATCATTTGATGTGGGAATTATTCAAAACAATGAAAACGGAGCTGCTATGAGTAACTATATGGAACTTAGAGCTGTAGATGTATCGGATAAGGTAGAAAAGAAGAATGGTCTATCTTATCTGTCTTGGGCATGGGCTGTAGATACATTGCTACAAAAAGACCCGACTGCTACCTGGTCTTATGGTCAGCCTGTCATGTTCGGTGAGACTGTCATGGTTTTCTGCACAGTCAATGCCTTTGGTAAGTCAATGACCGCACAGTTGCCTGTAATGGACTACCGCAACAAAGCGATTCCTAACCCTGATGCGTTTGCAGTCAATACAGCGATGCAAAGATGCCTAGCCAAGGCGATTGCTCTGCATGGGCTTGGATTGTCTCTCTATGTCGGTGAGGATCTCTGGGATGACATTGATCCGATCAATGCTGATGATCTAGTAGCAAAGATCCTAGCTGCCAAAGACCTACCAGAACTAAAGGTTAGTTTTGCTCAAGCCTACAAAGAAGTTGCCAAGGACAAAGAGGCGATGAAGAAGGTCAATGATGCTAAAGAGACCAGAAAGGCACAGTTAAGTGAAACTAGCTGATGAGCAGCCAGATAATGTTTGTTTTGATTGTGGGGAACAATGGGGTCTTAGACCCCTCAAGAATGGGGAGAGTCATAGAATATGGATAGACCAATGCGATGTATGTTCAAGGCTCACAGCCGTAGCAGACAGTTCGGAATATGGATATATGAAGGAAGGATGGGATGGAAAGAAAGTGGTGTAGTTCTTGTCAGGTTGATCGACCAAAGGCTGGTTTTAAGTTGGTAACTACTGGATCTAAAGTAAAAAGATGGAAATGTGAATTTTGTCTAAAACGAGAAGCGGAGAGAAAGTATGGAAAATAAATTTTTTGATAAGGCTAGAAAAGTAGCCAAACAGCTAGATGAGGGAACTTATGTATATACACCATCATCAACCGATATTACGATTCGGTGGCGCAAAATGTATGGTTATGTTCCTGCAAGTGAACAAAAGAAGTATCAGAAGAAGTGGGCAGAGTTTCGGGCTTTGGTTAGCCGAACCTTGGATGATGTAGAGCAACCAGAAATGCCAGGAGTGGTAGCATGGAAAAAGTGGCAAAAGTCCTAGTTGAGATCGGCATTTACTTTTTCTTGCCTTTTGCGATAATAAAGGTATCCTGGGATTTATCGAAGTCCTGGGTAGAGGAGTTGATTAAATGAGAAATAAGCATTGTATGGAAGCGTTCTACAGGACACTAAAGGAAGTCGATATTCCTACAGGTCAGTCCATGGTCTGTGAGCATTTTTTTGCTTGTGGATGGGATGCAGCCATTGATGCTTTGTCGCAAGCATACCAGAGGCAGTTTGAAGAAGATGGAGTCAATACTCAGCTTATTAGGCGAGAACCACAAGAGCCACCACCAGACGATGACCAAGAATGAATGGTATCCAGTTTGTTTCCATAACCGATATGAATACAAAAAATGGCAATACTATCAAAAATGGGGAGACGAGGTGGTGTCGGTTTGTGATGATTGCACCGATGAATATCAACAACAAATGAAAAGAGAGGGTAGATGCTTTATGGCAGAAGCCATGAGGAAATCTAGCAATAGTAAAAAATGGATGAACCAATCTCACAAGCAGTAATGGTTGTTACCGAGACAGAGCCTTGTAAGTTTTCGGTGGCAATAGAGGGTAGCGAAACTTCTTTAGAAGTAGCGCAGATTATGGTAAAGTTTTTAAGTGATTGCTTAGAGCAAATCCACAGGGAAACAAAAGTGCATTAGTTTTTAGGGGAATGGGGAAATGGAACAAAGAACAGAAGAATGGCATCAGGCTAGGCTTGGCAAAGTAACCGCTAGTCGGGTTGCCGATGTTTTAGCTAAGATCAAGACAGGCGAGGCAGCAGCTCGGAAGAACTACAAGATGGAGTTAGTAGTTCAGAGATTAACTGGTCAGCCAGGCGAATCGTTTACCAATGCTGCTATGGAATGGGGAACTGCCACAGAACCACAGGCTAGGATGGCATACGAGGCTCATACAGGCACTTTTGTTGAGGAGAAGGGGTTTATAGACCACCAGACAATAGAAGGCTTTGGATGCTCTCCTGATGGGGTTGTGGGAGAAGGATTGATTGAGATCAAATGCCCGAATACAGCCACCCATATAGAGACAGTCTTGGAGAATAAAGCTCCGAGTAAATATATCCCACAAATGCAATGCCAGATGGCAGTTACAGGTGCAAAATGGTGCGACTTTGTATCATTCGATCCGAGAGTGCCAGAGGACTTGCAGTTGGTAGTAGTAAGGGTCGATAGGGATCAGGAGTATATCGACTCGATGGAAGCAGAAGTAAAGCAGTTTTTAGATGAGGTCAAAGAGTTATTTATTTTGTTAAAGGAGAGAAAGAAATGACCTATGAAATGAAAGATGGTAATTTTGTGTTGTTTAAGAATGATCGGAAGAAAACCGATAAGCACCCAGACCTTAGTGGCTCGATTATGATAAATGGGGTAGAGCATTGGTTTAATGCTTGGACTAAAGAGGGAAAGAAAGGGAAGTTTATTTCTGGGCAGATTGGCGATCCCAAGAAGGCTGGATTTACTCCCAAAGGCGATGATGAGATGCCAAAGAGTAGTGGCATTGAGGATGATTTGATTCCATTCTAAGGAGAATGATTATGAAAAAAGTGATTTTAGTAGTAGTAACAAATATGTTACTAATTGGTAGTGTATTTGCTTGCCAAACAACTACAATTGTCGTTGGCGGCAAAATAACCACCTGCACAGTTTGTGGTAATGTTGTAACCTGTATGTAAACCCCCAATGAGATCGGCATACGAGGTGCAATGCCTCATTTCCCTAAGGAGTGCCACCCCCCTTCCGATCAGGGTGGCATTATGAATGGCTCAATGTCTTATTCTGAGCGACAAAAGGTAAAGAATAGGGCTGAGTTCCTTTTTGAGCTATATTGTGCCGAAAAGGACTATAAAGTTACCAGAGTGGGGTTTGATGAGAAGAATAATAGTGTAGATAACTTTTATTATTTGAATCCTGTCTTGAGGAATTTGCCAGACTATGTAGTGAATACCAATAGTGGCACTTGGGTGGTGATGGTAAAAGGCACAGTTAATATCAAGCAAAAAGAGATTGAACTGCTGCCTAAACTAATGGATAGTTTTGATAGCGATAAAGCTAAGTTGGTTTATGCCTTTTGTTTCTTGGGAAAAGAACCAAGACTAATTTTTCCACAGAAAGTAGAAAGTCTGTATAGAAGTGCCACAGATAAGCAATGGCAAGATGGAGTTGTTTATCGGTCATTGGAGATAGAGGCTTGACTCGGCTTGTCTGCGAAGTGTTAGCCCTCGGAGTATTTTCCCACCTGCTTTGTTCCATTTTACAAATTCTTGAGCCGCACCAAACACATCATTTCTGTTGTGTTTTTGTCGTAAGGTAGAGGCTTGTAGATTCCCTAGCCCAACATTAAATGCAAAGCTGACGAGTGCATCAAAGCGAGGCTGAGTAAGACCAGTAGGACATAATCGTAATACCCCTCTTTCAAAGCGTATAAGATCCTTTTTAAGTAACTCATCTGCTTCTTCCTGTGTAAGCTCTC